CATTTCTCTTAAAAATTCGTACCACTCATTGAGTGTAACTGTGTCTACGTCTTCAGTAATACCCTGACTGTAGAAAACTTTTAAGCTGCCTAATTCGTTAATTGAAACACTAACACGACCTAGATTATTGCCTTCGATGACAAAATCAAAGTCAAAAAATCGTGCATCTTTTGGTGCGGTGGTTATTGTGCCCTCGGCGTCGCCCATTTCAACATTAGTGAAACGGCCGCGTACTTTGTCAAAGACGTCTTGTGCAATAAATTCGATGATATTCATATTAGCGTATTTATTAATAATGTGATACAAAGATCGGCATGGGTAGGTCAACATCATCCATTGCCCTATCTTCTACCATTCGATCGTATACTGTAGGATCCCAGTCACCTAACTGGCTGATCATCCGCACTGCTAGCAGGGTAGAAGACACTAGATCGTCGTGCTCATTTACTTTTGCTTCAAAGCTAACACCGTGTGCAATGTAGGTTTTAAGCTCGCTGATTAGGGCTTTGCTTTTAATTTTTAACCGTTTTTGCTCAACTAATTGCTTGAGTTTTGCACATGCGGATATTTTACTTACATTTGTAGTGTTAAAACCTCTGCGGAAGCGTCTTACGTGCCCTTTCTTAATAGGCTCGCTCATAAACATTCCAGGTATAGTTTCTTCACCCATTTCGTTAATTGCAACTAGAGCAGCTTCTCCGACGGTGTTGTTTTCCACTGAATAATAGATCTGTCCTCTATTTTCGCTCTTTGAGCATTCACTATCAATGTGCCTACAGATATCCCGCATAATCCTAACCTGCTGTTGAACTGGCGTGGTATTGTGATTCCACTCGCCCGCTTGCTCAAAACTAGGTACTTCGAATATCTGAAGTGCTGCATAATCTCCGCCCGTGCCCAGGCTCGGATCAAGCGACACAACATAGATACTGTTAGGATCTATTTTCTTGTACCACCTTACTTGACCCATTTTCATGATTGGTTCAACACCTTCTAAATCAGATAATGTAATACTGTTAATCAGTGTTTCGTCAAAAATCAAGAATTCGCAATCGTGTTCTCGACGGAATCTTTCATCACCAATACGTGACCGTTCGGTCTCTGCCCACTCTTGGTCTCTGTCCGGATGCTCTCTCCAAAATGCTCTAAAGGGGAAGAATCCGTTGCGGCCAACTTCTTGTTCGTTTCCGTACTCGTCAAACTTCTTGTTTGCTTCTTTCCAGATCTGTGCAAACTGATCTTCGTCTGAGTTAGGTGTAGAAGTAATAATCGCTTTACCACCAGTAGCTAGGGTAGGACTAATAGATGTCCAGAATTCTGTGGCAATGTTAGGTTCAACGAACGCAAACTCGTCTGCATATAGTAATGATAATGACAAACCTCGACCTGTAGTAGGGGTAGTTGTCTGTGCAATAATACGCGAACCGTTGTCAAATTCAATACTTTGTTTATTGTAACTTTTTACACCACAACGAATATGATCGGGACATAATTCATATGCATAACGAATACGCGACATAATTTCCTGAGCACCAGTGTACTTGTGTGCCGCAACTAAAATAGTTGCATCAGGAATGAACATAGCGTACCATAACAGATAGCCTGCCGCTGTGGTAGTTTTGCCTGTTTGACGCGGTAATAAATTTACGTTAAATCGATGATCATGATAACTGTCAATTAATCTTCGCTGATATTCAAACGGCACATACTTCATTTTACCTTTAACAGGATGTTGTATGTAGAAGAAATTGTCAAGAAAATAATGAGGACCTATTACTGCATCAGTGCATTTCATTAGATCTTCAATGTCCTGTTCTGTCCATTTCTGTGTAGAATAAGGCTTCTTGATTAAATTATCGTATTTGTTAGCTGACATGTAAATATTTACCGAAAAAAATAGCCTCCTAAGAGGCTATTTGGTTAATCCAATATGGATTACTTTCTTGGGCTAGAGAAAACTTTAGCACCAACCCTTTCGTTTCGTTTGTCGTTAGCTTCTTTATTAGCGGCCTTGCCGGGCTCTTTTGACTTACGGATAAACGCAGGAACGTCTTCAGGTTTTGGACCTTCTGCAACAAACTTTTTATAATCATCCATTAGCTTAGATTCAAATGCCGCCATTGGGCTAGCAGTCTCTTCCTTCTTTTTCTCGTTAGGATCGGGCATTGGATTAGAGCCACTGTTCGGGGGTGTATAATCAAAATCACGGACCTTGTTTACAACGTGTGCAAAGTCGTTAGGGTTGTAATCACGAGTTTTTGGATCAGGTGTATTATCGTAACCTTCATCTTCTGGTTTGCCGTTATCACGTGCATTCAGCTTGTCAGTTGTGCTGCCTTTGATCGGCTCGTCACTAGTAACTTTAACTGGCATGTCTGTGGAGATTTTTACTGGCTCGCCTGTACGAATCTTTTTAATGATGTCAGCTAATTCGTCTGAACCGCTATCATCAATATTTGCAGGCTCAGCAGTTAACGGACCGTCATCTGGTTGCTCTAGATCGTGATCTTTCATATCATGATCACCGTCCATATCAACATCGCCTAATGCTTTCATCATAGGATCCATTCCCGGCATACCCATTGAAGCACTAGGAGTATCAGTTTTAGCTAGATCCATAATACCACGCATCATAGAAACAATTTCTTGTGCATTGCCTGCACTCATGTTAATACTAGCTGGCATCTGAGGTGCCATATTCATTGGCGACTGCATTCCCATCATACCGCACTCTGCAAGTGCAGACTCATTAAGTTGTTTCTTAAAACCGCTTAATGCTCTTAGCTCGGACATATCTGGCTCGGGTAGATTTAATTCTACTTCCTTGCTTTCTGTTAAGACTGCTGGCTTTTCAACTGGTGCAGACTGTGCTTTGCCGCCGTCTAGGCTAGACAATTTTTTAAGTATGTTTAACATTTCCATCTTCTATTTCCTTTATTGACCCGAAGTAGGGATCTGTTCCCCACGCTCTTTGCGTCTAGCTGCGGCGTCTGCATTTAACTGTTTTAAAAACGATGTATTATATTTTTCACCATAGTAATCATCGAACTTTGCATTAGGTGCTTCTTTATATGTAGAGTCGGATAGCAATGCACCTTCTCTTGCCTCTACTGGAGCTTGATATTCTTCTGACGGCTCTAATGGGCTACGAACTACCATATAGTTTTCGTTAATGCCTAATTCTGCTGTCAAGTATTTGTGTAATTCATTTGCAGTAGTTGGGTAGTTTAGAGAAATTTCGTAGATACTAACTTCTGCATTTTTAATTTTTGGGAAGTCTAGTGGTAATTGTTGGATAGGAGTTTTGCCTTTTTTGCTAAACTCAGCTACGCTGAAACGTTCTAATAAACCCTTCATCTTTGCTTCTGATTCAGAGGTGCATTCCTGTGCGACTTTAATTTTAAAATCGTATTTTTTTACAGACTCTGTAAGATATTCTTTAAATGATCTCATGGTGATTTCCTATGCTTTATTTATCCAGATTTTTAAGTTTTGCAATGAGGCTGTTACGGTCTGTAATTAGCACTCCTTCAGCCTGTACTGAATCAGGATTTGCATTACCTTCTTTTTTATCTACAGCATACTTCTTTAACTGTAGCTCTACCATTTTTAACTTTTTATCAATTTTGGCAGACTTTGCTGTAATTGCGGCATTCAACATGTTACCCGCAACTTCAAACATACGAGCTCCGTACCTAGCTTCTACATTCATACCTAAGTCCATTAGATCATCGTAGGCTTTTTCTGCTTTTTCTGCCAGTGCATCTAGCTCGCTATCTGCAATATCACCGAGCCCTTTGACTCTAGGCAATGCTGCTGCAATTTTATCAAATTCTTCTAACTTTTCCTGCAATGAAATTGTGATAGGTTCAGGAACTGCGTCAGCTGTAACTACTTCCTCGGCATCTTGAGGCAAATTAAAAAGTTCTTCAAGTTTCTTTGTCATAATATTACTTATCGCTTTTTACTGCCATTATGGAAAATATCACGCTCGCTTACTACTCTAAACTGTATTCCGCGGGCTTTACACCATGCACTAGCTGCTTCCCATTTTGCCATATTTTTTACATATGCCGCTTGATTATGCGGGTTCTTACCTACAGATTCTTTAACTGCTTGGTTGTTGGGTTTAATTTCTATCATTTCCGCATGACGTTTTTGATTCTTATCTGTATAGACAATCAAAAAATCCGGAACGTACACTGTATTCTTTCCAGTGAGCGGATCTCTGTAAGGAATTTTAACTGCTTCACTTGCCCACTGCTCTATTGCAGGGTTATTATCGCAGAATAGCATAAAAGTGTGTTCCCAACTTGATCTATAAACAGGATCATGTTGACCCACAAATTTTTCAGGATTTTTGGGAATGTATCGACCTTTAGCTGTGTTTCTCATTAGGGTAAAATGTTACGTTTAACCACTTCAACAGGTGTGATGTTTTGTGTTGTTCCTAATACACTGGTCTTAAATCTATTAAAATTTAATATTTCTGACACTAACTGGCTTAGCTCAACATTTCCTAAATTTCTCATAGAGTCAAGCACGTTCATTGGATTGAAGCTGTCACGCTTGGCCTGCATCATAATTGTTATTGCAATATTTTCTGCAGATTCGTCGCTGAACCCTTTGTTAGATAGCAATCCTTTCATTGCAGTCAATGTATCATTGTGTAACTGAACAGGTAAATCGTTATATTGATTTAAGTTCTTGTTTGATAAATCACTTGCAGAACCTGCTGCTTGTTTAGTTGGTATATTAGTGTACATTATGCAAAATATGTAGTTGTTGAATCTTCGTCATCTTCTGGAATTTCGTATACTTCTGCTTCTGAAACATCTACGTCCTCTGTATCTGAGAATCGAGTTTCAGCATTTAGCCTCTCAGCTTCAAATGGATCGTCGCCTCCAATTGTCTCATCTGCATTTTCAGAAGCTTCTGCCTCTGCTAGTAATGCTTCTAATTCTGCATCTTCTAATGCAATGGTATTTAAACTAGATGTTAGTTTATCGGGATCAGTATATCCAAGCTCGTCAAACTCTGAGTAGATTGCTTCTATTGCTTCGGGGTCTCCGTCTGCTGCGGCAATCCTTGCGTCTAGTTCACCTTTTAAACTGCGACTTTGTTCAATCTGTGCAGAAATATCCGATGCTAATGCTGCTTTTTCTGCACGAGCATTTGCAATTGCAGCAGACGTGCCGGCAGCACTAGACGGTAATAGTCCTTTAATTGCACTACCGATTTTGTCAGTAAGTCCACTAACTGCACCTACGGCACCTGCGGCTAATCCTCCTAGACTAAATCCACCACCGCCGGCTTGTTGAGATCTAGGAACTGCGTTAGTTGGCACTTCACCTGGTAATGTTGCTAATGATAGACCTGCCGGGCTCTTACCAGTTAATACATCAGGTAACTTTCCAGTTCTTGCAACTTTGTCTAAAATTCCGTAACCTTCTGATAAAATACTTGCCTTAGAAATATTCTTGGCATTGTTAAAAATTGCAGCAGCACCTCTTGCAGTTTTGAATAATCCTAGTGGACCGGTATCTCCGGCACCGCCTAGTATTTCTCCTATGCCAGGAATAATGCCGCCGGGGCCTAATATACTGTTGTTGCCACCACCAAAAATACTCAAAGGGCCAGGAGTTGTATCATAATGTATTGTAGCAAATCCAGTTGGATTGTCTCTCTTAATTTGTCCAGTGCCGTATAACACTGTCTCAAACTGCACAGTCATATTATTTTCTAACAACTTACTCTGTGTTTGATCTAGTTTATCGTGACTGAAATCCGTAATAATAGGATTAACTAAAACATACGCTGTAAACTGTTTTCTGTTAAGCTGATAAATCTCGATCGATCTAAAGAATGGATCTGTTTGACCGTTGTTTAAACCAAATGCTGTGCTTTCGTTAACATTGGTTCCTATCTTTTTATATTTTGTGTCTGCAAATCCCGGGGCAATAGTTAATGCAGAAGTGTTCTTTCCGTCAACAAAATAGTAGTTATAATATGCTTTCCACATACCAGTAGTAGTGTTGTTATGATCATCATGAAATGCCATAGCTACTGGCTGATACTCAATTTTACTCTGTACGATAGCTTTTCTGTTATACTGATTTATTGTTTCTGTAGCAATTCTATATTTAGGTAAGTCTATATTTTTTACCAGCAAACCTAACTCAGCACCATTCTTTGTTAAGAATTGTTCAGTGATAGGATTGTTATTTCTGTTGATGTTAAACACAACATAATACATAAACCCAGACTTGGGTGCTAGTCTAAAATAGTCATCAACATACAATCTACTCGCATGTTGATAGTCCTTAACCTGCGTGGTGGTCGTAAGTGCTTGACCTAGAAAATTAGTGAATGCATTTGCCATAGTAATATTTAGCCGTAAAAAAAGGCCCCCGAAAGGGCCAATCTTTGAACAGGTTAATTAACCTGTTGCCAAGGAAGATAATGTTCTTCCTACAGTAGCTCCTAAGCCAACTGGTTGTCCGGAAGGTCCGATCTGTAGTGCATTATCGTATTGGATTGTAAGTGCAATCTCCATTGGAGCACTCTCAGCGTATGCCAATTCGTTGTAGTTTACTGACTGCAAATAGCAACCATAAACTTCCCATGTTTCTAATACGTTAGCTGCCCAATTTGCATTGTCGCCATTGCCACCATCAAGCATCTCAATACGAGTTAAGAACTTGTATTCAGCACCTGCTGCTGCACTTGCTTGTTCAAAGAAATCAAACTGCTTCTGTAGTTGTTCACCAACTAACTTAGTAACGTTGCCCTGGGCATCGTCACGAAGAGTCAAGTTCATTGGTTGCCATGTGTGCTTACCAGCATAGTTAATCTGGCTGTTATACACGTGAATTGTTTGATTTTCAAACTGAACTTGTGGCCTTGCAGCAGACACAACCTGCTTGGTTAGCTCAGTGGTAGGTTTTGTAACACCAAAATTTTCTAGTGATACACGGAAGCGATACTTCAACTTCGGCATCAATAGACCTTGAACGGTACTACTTTGTCCACCACCTGCTAGTGGAACTGTGAATCTGCTTAAACTTGCGATTGCCATCTTATGTGCTCCTTGTCCTTAATATTTACCAATTATAGTCCAGCTTGAATATCGCCAGTGTTTTTCAAGCGTAGTGGAATATAGATAAATTCAACTGCTTTTACTGGTTCAATAGCAATGTCTAACCATAGTTCTGAACGGTCTACTCTTGTAGGTGTGTTGTTTGTTTCATCACATACTACTAAGAAGTCGTACAGTGCTCGCTGTCCTACTAACTCTAGTAAGAAGCTTTCTGTTGCTTGTTTAATTTCGTTACGAGTAATTCTATCGTTAGGTTCAAACAAGAACGGCTTAACTAATAGACTTAATTGTCTACGTAAGTATGCAACTAAACGTGCAACGTTAATTCTATCTAATGCACTGGCGTTTCTTGCACGAGTGTATTGACCAAAGTTAACAATGCCAGCACCTGGAATTGTAGCGATTGGGTTAACTTTAACTCCTGCTAGCACATCACGTAAGCTCTGCGGCAAGCTAGTTGTTTTAAACTCGCCTTCACTAGTAATGTAACCAACACTAGTTGCATTGTCAACACCGCCACGGCGTGTACCGGCCGGAGCAAACCATTGGAAACTCTTAGCATCGCTATTAACGATAGTGCGTAGCATCATATGGCTTGGTGGAACAACAATAGCATTTCCTAAGTTGTCGTTTGTGTAACCGCTTGGATAGAACATAGCCATGTATTCGTCATAGCTAACTGCACCTTCTTCACTGTTGTCAAATGCCAACGCTGTGTTAAAGCCCCAGTTGTTTAGTTCTGTACCGTTAGGTTGTAATCTGAATGGCGTATCACCGACAACAAACGCTGTCAATCCGCGATCAGTGTTGAATGCAATCATGTTTTGAATTGCTTCTGGGTATCCAGGTGTTGCAATCAAGTTAAAGATTACAGTATCAGTATCACGAATACTTTGATTTGTATCGATTAGAGCTTTGAATGCTTCTACAACAAAACCACGTTGTGCCCAGCGTCCGAAGCTACCTTGTCCAGTTGGCTGGTTAGGGCTAACTGTGATCCAACGGTTAGCAACATAAGGAGTAGAGCTGTTAGATCCGTCCATTTGCTCATCGTTGAAACGAGGGTTCTTGCCGTCATTAGCATCAATGTTGATGTGTGTTGTAACATACTTCTTAACGTTGAAACCACTTCGACGTAGGTTCCACAACTTCATACCACGTGGGTACAATGCTGGATCAGGTGCATCTGGGTCTAAGTAGTCACTAGCTAATAGATCAGCAATGTCTGCCATATCTTCGCTAGTACCTGCTGTGCTCCAACGTGCATCAGCAAACAACCATCCATCTGGAGTTGTTTGATCTGTTGTATCTTGTAGAATCCACTTTCCGCCTGTACGGATGTAAACTACTCTACCGTAGTCGCTGACATCAGCAGTACTAATCCAAATATCGTTATCAACTAATGGATCGCCGTTGCTTTGTGTAATCGGTGCTACGCTGGCAACAATTGGACCTGCTGGATCAGTTAATGGGTATACATTCTTGTAACCTTTCCATGTGGTTCCGTTATGCACCATAATATCTACTTCGTCAACAACACTGCTATACCACAATTGACCGTCAATTGGATCTGTAAATGGTGTCTGTGCTGTTGCTTCGTATACTAAAGGCTTCCAGTTACTTGCATAGAACGTGATGTCTCTGCTGTCATATGTAGCTTTTGCATATAGATTCTTTGTACCAGTCTCGATACCAGTAGTGCTATTTCTGCTCCAACCGGAGAATCCTAACACGCTAGTTAACGGAGAACCAGTACCATTCTTAAGATTGATCTGACCGCCTAACTTATGTTGAATTGTTAAACTTGTAGCTACGCCGCTAGCATTCGAACTAGCAACACTAGCAGTTACATGTGTCATGTTCAATGCGTTGATCTTGCTAATGATGTCGTCGATGTCGTCGCCTGCTACTAGGTTAACTGTATAAGCACTGCTGTAATTAGCAACACCGGCAGTAGATGTGTCTAGGCCTTCGTAAATTACAAAGTTAGATGTTGTAGAAACAGTGCCGGTTGTAGCAACACTGGTAATCTTTGTTGCACCACTGGCGTTTCTTCTGTAGGCTTTGAATGCAGCGACTTGTGGGCTGGATGTAGAAGTTGTTGCACTTCCTGCACCCATTGTAAAGTTTTGCTGAATGTAAACTCTGCCAACTGGAATATCGCCAGTAGCATCAATAGTATTGATAGCTGTTTGATGCTCATCAAAAATGCTAGCAGATTGTAAGCTAAATGCACCTTGTGCTTCGCTGTACAACTTAACATACCAATCTGCACCACTGTTAGGCACAGTTGTTTTAACATATACAGAACCTGTTGGCTTATCACCAAAATCTGGATACTTTGTGTGAGGTGCTTGATATAGAGTTACTGCATCATACGTAGCTGCTGGTAAACCAATAGCAGTTAGCATCACTTCTAAGCCAGTACCTTCTTCAACTTTGATCTTACCGTCAGATACAGAACCGTTGCTCATTGCACGAGCATCTGCATATAATTCTAAGAATCCGCCAGCATTTACTCTAGAACCAACTCCATGCACTCTCATAGCAGTGTTAATGCTGGTTGCTAATGCTGTCAATGTAGTTCCGCTTAGAGTAACAGTTTGACCGTTGATGATCAAGGTGTTACCGTTGTAAGCAGTTAGTGCAGGGTTAGATGCAGTAGATACCACAACAGGGTGACTTGTCTGCCAGCATGTGCTAGAGAATGTTGCAGCAGAAGCAAACCCTGTTTCAAAGTTTGTACCAACTACTACCCAATTTCCGCTGCTGTTTTTGTACCATACAGTATTAGCATTGTCGCTTGTTACTACCATTGCATATTGACCGTTAGATCCAAAACTTGCTTTTGGTGTAACGCCTAAGCCGCCATCAGTTACTGTAGCATAATTGTCATTGTCGATTACTAGAGGAACTTTATTAGTAAAGCTGTCTGTACTGGTGTTCCACTCAAAAATACCCCAACGTGTGTTAGATGTATCAACCCAATATGTTCCGTCTACTGGTTCGCCTACTGGCATAGAACTTGCTGCACTGATTTGACTTAGATCTAAATCTGCACGAACAACATATGCACGTGAGCTTACACCTAATACAGAATATGCAGCTTGTAAGCCGTATTCGTTTTGTTCGCCACCGTGTACTGGATTTCCGCTTGCATCTTGATAGAATTGCGGAGTTCCGAATGTATCAGTTAGATCACGTTGGCTAGTAATTAAATAAACTCGACCAGCGTTCGCTGATAGTGTTCCTGGTGCCGTACCTGTACCGCTAGCATTCTGCTTGTTGGCAGCGGTTGCCACAAAAATCAAAGGTACAGTCGACGGTGCTGCCGGTAAGTAAAAACTCTCGTCAATTACGCTAACTTGTACGCCTGGTGAATTTAAAGCCATTTGTTATCTCCCATATAATGGTTTTCTTTTGTATATTTAGTACCAATGGCTAAAAAATACCGGGTTAAATACTGAACAAAAGGGAACTAAAAGGGCGGTCGTATGCGTGATCTATGTAAAAAATGTCAAAGAAGGCCTGTTGCTATCAATTATCTTAAAGAAGGTAGAATATACTATAGATCAATGTGCGATCATTGTTCTAAGAGTTACAAAACAGCTCGCCCTACCTGGGCAAGTAGCGGGTACAAAAAGAAAGCCGCATGTGATAGATGCGGCTTTAAGGGAGAAGACTCAGAGCAGTTTGACGTATATCACATAGACGGTGATGTCAATAACTGCAAGTATTCAAATTTAAAAACAGTGTGTGCTAATTGTCAACGGATATTACACAAGCTCAAGCAGCCTTGGCGGCGTGGGGATCTGACACCAGATTTTTAATTTGATCAAATAGTGCATCAATAGTTGTGTCATTGTAGATAGTGTAATCGATATCTCTACCAACCCAGGCAGTTTCGCTAGCATGAATTTTAAGTTGTGTTAGTTTAGCCTTGCTCAGACTCCAAGTAGAGTTACCATCAGGACCCTTATTATAGCTAACTGCGGCATCATACCATTCTGGATCGTCACCACGTTTGATCCGTACTACAATACCACCAGCATTGTGAATAGCCTTAATTTCGTTAGGAAAGCGTACATCGCTGATTACAATGTTATCAGTAGTTTTACGCATTTTATTTTCTAAGCTGGCAATCCAAATATCATCATGGAAGCCAGTACGGCATACTTCTGTACCCCAAAGTTGAAGCATTAATCTAGGAGTAAGATTAGGCATGTTTAAGCGTTCTGCCCACCAAGTATCTACTTGTTCACGCCATTCGCGGGCTTCTTTTGTGCGGCCTTCTAATAGGGTTCGATCCCAGCCGAATACGCAGGCTACTGCATCTTTAAGAGTGTTTGCAAACGAGTCTCGTCGATAACCGTGAAAATTTACCAAATAATCTGCGGCAGTGTCTTTGCCCGAGCCAATAAAACCAACGAAACCTACTATCATAGTATCTCCTGCGATACTATAATTTACATTATCCTATGACAAATGTCAACGGTGTTTGGTTATCTTTGTAATTGATTAGATCCAATTCTAGTGCTTCTAATTCTGCTTTACCTTCAGCTTTTAATGCTGTGCCGTTTAGGTTGGTTCCGCCCTGTGGACTTGCGATAGTTGCAAACTTTTCACGTGCTTCGCCTAGCATGATCTTACAGGTTGCTAATGCATGATCTTTAATCCACCCTGCAGAGTAGGGATCTTGCATTATGGTAAAATCAGGTTTCTGATTATACATCCATAGCAACACGTTTTCTTCGCCACGAGGACGTTGGGTAATTCTTAAACGTTTTGCGGTAGGGTTCCAGTCAAAGTTGATATAACTACCGAACATTTTACCAACTTCTTTCTGATAGCTAGCAAACATATAATAGGTAGCAATTCCGCCCATTTGTGTACTGGCCATTAGATAAGTGTTAGTATAGGCTAAGTTAAAGGGTTCAAATAATGTACCGCCGTCACCGCCACCTGTTCTACTACCTACACTTCTACGAAATACTTGACGAACCTGCATAACTTCCGGTGCAAGTATGTAATCATTCACATCAGTTTGCAGAGTTAAAAATCCAAAACTTTCCTCAACAGCATTACTACTACGCTGGCGATATTTTGCTAGGGCACGATCGATAGCGATATTGTAGTGTTTAGGGTCTAGTTCAACATCGACCATTCCGTCACCTAGCATGGTACGGACATATTCAACTACATTTTGTCTTTGGGTGTCAAGTTCGTTCATACCAATATTTAGCAATAAATATATGACTATGCCAAGACTATCACTTTACCGCCCTGAAA